CGTTGGATTAGGATTTCTACCCGAGGAAATGTAGACGGCATGAACGTCTCATCTAAATTGAGAGAAGGTTGGACTGCTGTGAAAGCGTCAGATCATCCAGAAATTACACTTGTTACTATCGAGAATGATAGATTTAAAGACAATGTAGTTATTGGTGGGTTGATGTTATGTAAAGCGCCTGTGGAGATGGTTGATGAGCGTAATGCTTACTATAACCAACAATCAGAGTCGCAAATGGCTTCAGTCGATAACAACCTTATGATGGAAAATGACCCTAGAATGCCCCTATTTAATGATAGGAAATCTAAGGTTACTTTCGGAAAAGGCTAAATTAATTTAATTTTTAGGAGTTTAAGATGGCTACTACAGCTTCTCCATACGGGTTAGTTCCCGTAAAAAATGCCGATGGGTCTGCCTACAATGGCGCTCGTGACGCATATTTATTAGATCCTGCCGGTGTGGCCCAAAACATTGGTTACGGATCAGTTGTAATTTTAAAAGATGGTTTTGTTCAACTATCGGTTAAGACAGGTTCTGCTAACGATACTAACAATTTTGCTGCTGTTGCTAATGGCGGTGCTTTGGGTGTATTCGTTGGTTGTGAGTACATTAACGCTCAAGGGCAATTGATCTTCGATCAACATTACCCAACAGGCACTTTAAATGCGACTGCTTATGTTGTAACTGACCCGGGCGTTACTTTCCAAGCTCAGGCGGATGCGGCTGTTGCACAAGCCCTGCTAGGACGTAACACGTTCTTTGCATCTACTCCGGGCGCGACTGATAGTATTAGCACTTCTACGGGCAAATCTGTTTTGGCTGTTGATGCTACTGCTGTTGATACTACTGCTGGCTTTAAGATTGTTGGTTTTAGTGATCGTGGTGAGTCTGCGGTTGGTGATGCTTTTACAGATGTACTAATCAAATTTAACAATAACTATCACGCGTTCGCCAATGGCGATGTAACGTCATAACAGGAGAAATAACTAATGGCTATTTCAAGATCACAACTGCTTAAAGAGTTACTTCCCGGACTGAACGCTTTGTTTGGTTTAGAGTACTCTAAATATGGTGACGAGCACGCAGAAATCTACGAGACTGAGACTTCTGATCGTTCGTTTGAAGAAGAAACTAAACTGTCAGGATTCGGTTCTGCACCTACTAAGTCTGAAGGCGCATCAATCGAGTATGACACTGCACAAGAAGCGTTCACCGCTCGCTACACGCACGAAACCGTTGCTATGGGTTTTGCAATCACTGAAGAAGCGATTGAAGATAACTTGTATGACTCTTTGTCTGCTCGTTATACCAAAGCATTGGCTCGCGCTATGGCGTACACCAAGCAAGTTAAAGCTGCCTCTTTATTGAATGGCGCTTTCTCTGGCACTACTTATGGGGATGGTCAAACTCTTTGTTCGACTGCTCACCCACTAGTTTCTGGTGGTGCTAACTCAAACCGACCTACTGTTGGTGCTGACCTTAACGAAACTTCTTTGGAAGCGGCTGTTATTCAGATCGGTCAGTGGACAGATGAGCGTGGCTTAAAAATTGCTACACAGCCTAAAAAGCTCATCATCCCATCTGATCTACAGTTCGTAGCGACTCGTTTGCTTGAGACTGAAGGTCGTGTTGGTACGGCTGACAATGACATCAATGCTCTATCGAACAACGGTTCGGTTCCGGGCGGATACACTGTCAACCATTACCTAACAGAGCCTAATGCTTGGTTCTTAACTACTGACATTCCTAACGGCATGAAGCACTTTGTACGTGCGAAAATGGCAACCTCTATGGACGCTGATTTCGATACTGGCAACAGTCGCTACAAGGCTCGTGAACGTTATTCGTTCGGTGTGTCTGACCCACTTGGTATCTTCGGATCTCCGGGCGCATAAGTTTTTGCGTTGGGTTACTAAGGGAGCTTCGGCTCCCTTTTTTATTGTCTTTTATATTGTACTGTGATAAGTTAACACAAACCGGGAACATTTCGGTGGACTTGACAGCCCCGGCTGACGACATGTAGACAAGTTCACTTTAACTCACATGTGAGATTTTTATTATGGCTAATACTACATTTTCAGGCCCAGTCAATTCTACTAATGGTTTTAGAACTACTGGGGTTAATATCACTGCTGACACTACTTTAACTGCTAATGCTCATTCAGGGCGTGTTGTTCGAGTAAACGATGCAGATTGTAAAGTAACTCTTCCAGCAATTACTGCTAACAATATCGGAACTACTTACACTATCTATATTGAAACTGCTGCTACTGATCTAGACATCAAAACTGATGGCACGGATAAGTTTGTTGGTGGTTTGTACACGGGTGTAACTAATGCTACAGGTAAAACTTTTATCTCTGGCGCTAGCAATGACGTAATTACTATGAACGGTAGTACTAAAGGTGGCCTAGCTGGTTCTTTCGTTACAGCTACAGCTATTACTACAGCGAAGTATGTTGTTTCTGGCATTATCTTAGGTTCAGGTACTCTAGTTACTCCATTCGCTGACGCTTAATAGGAGGTTAATATGTCTAGTGACATTCAATCAACCTTTATACTCCCCGATGCAGCTAGCGCTGTGTCGGTGGTTGCTGAGGCGCAACCCGCTTCGTTTGCGGCAACTTTAACCAATAGTTCAGCGGCTACAGCGTCTGCTTTGGGTAATAATCCTTTTAGTGTTGTGAATGGTAGCCCTACAGTTACAGTATCTGACTCCAACATAAGTAATTATGCTGTGGGCCAAACGGTAGTTTTAACCGGTACTACGGGACTAAATATCACTATCGCAGGTACTTACACGGTAAAAAGCATAAATGCTGTTAGTGGCACGTTTACCATTACTGCTGCAACTGATGCGGACACTAGCGCAGACCCCGATGTAACTACGTTTGGTGGTGCTAGTGCCACAGCTACTTACCCACAAACTACGCTTGATGTGTCTAGGAACATTACTGTTTTTAGTGCGGGTAATGATAGTGGTAAAACATTTACAGTGTTTGGGACTACAGCTAATGGTACAGTCATATCAGAAACCGCTACTGGTGGTAATAACGGCACGATAACTGGAACTACTATATTCGCCAAAATAATAGGCGTAGAGTTTAGTGCTCGACCTGCTGGTAATATAAAAGTTGGCACTGGAACTTCGGTAGCTGTTTCTATGTTTGACGGAGACATGCGTTTACGTGGGTTGTATATGGTTAATAATACAACTGCCGCCACTATTAGTTTTAAGTCGGGTTCTGAAACAGGTACTACAGAGATGCAATTTCGCACTTGCAACGCCGCGAATACTAGCCAATACCCTGATATTCCGGGAGACGGTATAGTGTTTAGGGGTGGTGGGTACGTAGTGTTTACTGTAGGTGACTTTGTAGCCATGACGGTGTTCTATGCGTAACGATTACGGAGTCTGTTACAAGTTCAAGAAAGGCGGTAAAGTTGGTACCGGCATGAAAGGTATGAGCCAGAAAAGTGGGGACAAGCGCCCCACTAAATCTGGTGCTGGTATGACTGCTAAAGGTGTTGCTAAGTACAGACGAAATAATCCGGGTAGTAAATTAAAGACGGCAGTTACAGGGAAAAATCCTAAAGGTAAAGACGCATCAAGACGTAAGTCATATTGCGCTAGATCAGCAGGACAGATGAAACAGTTCCCTAAAGCTGCTAAAGATCCTAATTCAAGATTAAGGCAAGCGCGTAAGCGCTGGAGGTGTTAAGTGAAGGGCAAGAAAGTAAAAGGTTACATGAAAGGCGGAGATATTGGTGATTCCCTGCCCGGCATTGAAGGCTTAGATGCTAAGTTTGGTAAAGGTGTTGCTGACGCTAATGAAGCTGCAGGAGATGCTACAGCCAAACGTATGAAAACCGCTAAAGATTCCGAAGCTAAGTCTATGAAAGGTAGAAACCTTACAGCTAAAGAAAAGAAAGCCAAGAAGCGCGCAGAAGACAACAAGAAGTTAGACGATAAAGCCAAGAAAATGATGGGCGCATCAAAGAAAAACAACACTACTCCTGCTCCTATGCCTAAGCCTCCAATGGGCGGTATGGGCGGTGCTGGTGCTGCTATGGGTGGTATGATGGGTGGTATGGGCGGTGCTCCTGCTGGTAGTATGGGCAATCCTAGAACTAGAATGGGTGGTATGCCTCCTATGGGCAATGCTCCTGCTCCTACTCCTCCGGGCGGTGGTATGCGTCCTAAGAAGCCACCTATGCCTATGATGAAGTCTGGCGGTAAGGTTAAGAAGTCTGGTGGTAAGGTTCGCGGTGCTGGCATTGCTAAGCAAGGCGTACGTAAGTGTAAGATGCGCTAATGCGTAGGTACTACAAAAAAGGTGGTACCGTAAAGGACTCATGCTATAAGAAGGTGAAGGCCAGCTACAAGGTCTTCCCTTCTGCGTATGCATCTGGAGCTATAGCTAAATGCCGGAAGAAAAAGGCTGGTAAGTAATGCGTACATACTATAAGTCTGGTGGTAAGATTCGCAAAACAGCGAAGGGTGCTGCGTTAAAGCGTTGGTTCAAGGAAGATTGGAAAGACGTTAGTACAGGTAAGGCTTGTGGTAGAAAGAAAGGTGATGGTCGTGGTACGCCATACTGTCGTCCTAGTAAACGAGTATCTTCTAAGACTCCTAAAACGTCAGGCGAGATGTCTGGTTCTGAGAAGAGTAAGAAGGTAAGAGAAAAGAAAAGTTTAGGACAACCTGCAGGTGCTCCACGCAGAGTAAAGTCGCTAAAACGTAGAGGTAAGTGATGCGTAGATACTTTAAGAAAGGCGGATTAACTAAACGACAAAAGACTACTTTGGGAAAGCATTCGGTGCACCATAGCAAAAAGCACATGGATGAAATGAAGAAAGACATGAAAAAAGGCGCTAGTTTTAGTGACTCGCATAAAACAGCTATGAAGAAGGTAGGTAAGTAATGGCTACATCAGGTACTACATCATTTAACATGGACTTCCCAGAGATCGCTGAGGAAGCGTGGGAGCGTGCCGGACGTGAGATGCGTTCTGGTTATGACCTAAGAACAGCTAGACGCTCTATGAACTTGCTTACTATTGAGTGGGCAAATCGTGGTATTAACTTGTGGACTATCAAAGAAGCAACGTCAGTAGCACTAACTAAAGGCACAACTCAATATACGTTAGCTAGTGATGTGATAGATGTTATAGAACAAAACATACGGACTAACGACGGGGTGCAAGCACAACAAAATGATCTCCCCCTAACACGTGTCAGTGTGAGTACCTACAGCGGTATTCCTAACAAGTTAACACAGGGTAGACCTTCTCAGGTTTGGATTGATAGAGGCATAGGTGCACCGGTAGCTAATGTGTGGCCTGTACCAGATAAAGATAATACGTATACTTTAAAGTATTACTACCTAAAGCGCATAGACGATGCAGGTGAAGGCGCATTTGACGCTGACATGCCCTTTAGATTTTTACCTTGTCTAGTGGCTGGGTTAGCGTATTATATTGCTATGAAGACTCCCGAATTGTCTGATAGGGTAGTAATGTTAAAACAAATTTATGACGAGCAGTTTGCATTAGCTGCTGGTGAAGATAGAGATAAGACTTCAGCTAGGTTTGTACCGCGTATTGGGTACCCCTAATGAAGAAGTTTGCCTCTGGTAAAAAAGCGTTTGGCTTCTGTGATATATGTGGATTTCGTACTAAGTTACGAGATATGAAGGAAGTAATAGTCAAGCGTCAGGGCACTAGTTTACTGGCTTGTAGGTCATGTTGGGACAAAGATCACCCACAAAATATGCAGGGTGAGTATCCTGTAAACGATCCACAAGCATTACGCAACCCGCGCCCAGACCAGAGTTTAAGTGCTGATTCATCTGATACCAGTAGTCGAGCGGTAGACTGGGGTTGGAACCCAGTGGGTACAGGGCCTAACATGGCTATGGAAGTTAAAACAGGAACAGTTACGGTGACGGTAGAATAATATGGCTATGACATACGCAGAATTAAAGACTAACGTGCAAGACATTACTGAGATGTCTTTTACTGATGCTCAGCTATCTATGTTTACGAAACAAGCTGAGCAGAAGATCTATGGGTTTATTAAAGACCTACCCATAATGAAGAAAACATCCGCTGCGACATTTAATGCTAGTTCGGGCCTATCCTTACCGGCAGACGTTTTGTACATCCATAGCGTTGTACAGAAGACTGATAACACTACGGTAAATCGCAAAGCGTTAGTCTCTAAAGATTATGACTTTTTGTTGGAGGCATACCCTTTATCCTCACAAGAAGCTACTGTGGATGAACCAGAAGTAAAATATTACGCGTTAGATTCTGATGCCACAACTAACCAAGAAGCTAGTCGTATGACTATTATCGTTGCACCTAAGTGGAACGCAAGTATTACTGTAGACGTAGAGTACCAATATCACCCACGTTCTATAGTAGACACTGATGGAGACGAAGAACAACCTTGGCTAGGTACAAACTACGACTCAGCGTTGTTAAACGCTACTCTAGTAGAAGCGGCAAGATTTATGAAAGCCGAGCAAGATATAATTCAATTGTATGACCAACAGTTTGTACTGGCTGTGCAGCAAGTAGTAGGCGCAGTAAATCTTCTAGGCGCAGATTCATATCGCCCTAAAGCAGTGCCGGCGCAGCCTTTGACTGTACCTGCTCCAGCACAACCACCACAGAGACAGGGCTAATCAATGGCTATAACACAAACAGTATGTACATCATTTAAGAAAGAGCTACTAGAAGGGCTACATGTGTTTGGTTCTAATTCTTTCAAGATTGCTTTGTACACGGATACCGCTAATTTGAACGCTGATACTACGGTATATACTACAGACAACGAAGTAGCTAATGGCAATGGGTATGTAACTGCTGGTGAGGCTTTAACAACAGTAACCCCGTCTAGTGGGGATGGTGTAGGGTTTGTAACTTTTTCTAATGCTACGTGGGCAAGTAGTAGTTTTACTGCTCGTGGGGCGTTGATATATAACGACACTAACGGTGACAGGGCTGTAATGGTCTTAGACTTTGGTGATAATAAAACAAGTAATAACAGCACGTTTACGGTGGCTATGCCAGCTAGTACAGCGTCTACAGCATTGATAAGGATTACATAATGACTACAACTTATACATCTAACTTAGGCTTAGCTAAACCTGCTACCGGTGACACTGGTTGGGGCTCAACTATAAATGACCGCACAACCGCTATGGTTGAAGAGGCTATCGTGGGTAAGTCTACTATCAATACTTGGTCTGGAGACTCTCACACGTTAACAGAAAGCAATGGCGCTAGTTCTGAAGCTAGGGGAGCTATATTACATTGTACTGATACTGGTGGGCAAATAAGTGGCGCTACAGCCACAGTAGTTGTACCTGCAAAGACCAAACTGTATTGCGTTATTAACGAGACTGGCCATAATGTTTTAGTTAAAACCCCTAGTGGTACGGGCATTACTATTCCTACGGCAAAACAACTTTCTGTAGCTTGTGATGGTACTAATGTTGTTGAGCAAGACAACCATAGTGTAAGTTTTAGTGCCACTAATACTACAGTATCAGGTCAGGTAACTACCGAACTCCTTAAAGTAAATTCTAGTAGTAGCGTTGTTGTCGCGGATATCAAAGACGAAGACGACATGGCTTCTAATTCTTCTATAGCTTTAGCTACTCAACAGTCAATTAAAGCGTATGCTGATGCTACAGGTTCTATACGTAGAACAGAAATAATAAAGCCGTGGGCTAACAGTGAGACTATAACGGGCGATGCCTTACCTTACCAAACAATAGGCCCCGGAAGCGCGGTTGAAACCATAGCAGAGTTTAGACTTTATGGTAACTCTAGGACAGTAGCGCAAGAGTTAGATCTCAATATAAATGGGCAACTTATTCGTGAAGGTTGGGGCCCCGGCGTTAAGGCCCGACGCATCAATGCTTGGGTGGTGGTAGAACGAGTATCAAAATCGGCCACAGGAACCTCAATTGGAACCGTTACAGTAGCAGACGTAGCCGCTAGTGGAGACGCTTCTTCTTATTACAAGAAAGTAGAAATAAATGGAGACCTTACTCATCTTATTGATTCGTTTACCAGCATAGGTACTAGCGCCGCGGGAGCAAACAAAAAGCCAGTCACAAATGCTACCTATAACCCCACTACTAACAGGACTAGTATTTTCTATGATAGTGGTTTGGGAGCTACGGGCATATTCGGTAGTACAGGTGCAACGGTATTCATAAGCGCTTCTGGGTTCTTGAGCCCGGGGTCGTACGTCGTAGCAAACCCAGAAAACATATCGAGACTGTATGTTACGGACAATATGGTAACTTTTGACATATCTAATTATGTTTCTCCTTCCGTAGATGATGCCACTGATGACGTAATTGATACTAGAAAAAGCATACAGTTACCAAAACTACGCCTTGCGCCAAATGGTTCGGCAGGTGATGTGGACATAAGGGTAAGAATGACTACCAACAGGCTGGGGTATGACGGCGAGTATAACTTTTACTCATTACAAGTAGACCAAACAAACATAACGAGACCTATCTAATGGATGATAATCATAGTGTAGCTATGCTTAAACTCGAAGCCCATGAGCGCGAATGTGCTCAGCGTATGAAGAACATACAGTTCCAACTAGACACCGTTGACAAGCGTTTAGATCAGGGTATGCATAAGTTTAGGAACATAGAACGTTTATTATGGCTTCTTTTTCCGGTGATTCTAGGGGCAGATGCAATTGCTCAGAACATACTCTAAGATCTTACTGCTATGGCTATTTGCTGTAAATGTACACGCTAACAACCAAGAAGGTAGCCTTAACACCTACCACGGTGAGAATAGCGTAGCTAATAGTAATAATAGTACTAAAGATGACTCAGTATCTAATACTTACAATGGTGCGGGGTCTTCTTCGGAAATACCTGTAGGTAGCGCCATAAGTCCTAGTTACATGTCTAATGGCATGGATACTTGTTTGAAAGGTACAGGTGGTTCACTGCAGACCGTAGGTGTAGGATTTAGTAGTGGTGGGTATAACGTAGACCCAGAGTGTAATAGGCGTAGAGATGCAAAAGTACTATCTGATTTAAACATGAAAGTAGCTGCTGTAGCTAGGATGTGTCAGTCAGTAGATGTGTGGAAATCTATGTTCATTTCTGGTACTCCATGTCCTATACTATCTAATGGTAAACTTATAGTTGGTAAGCGGGCGTTTCTTATGATGAAACAAAACCCCAAAACTTACATCCCGGATTACGGCAAAAAAACTAAAGAGTGGTATAATACAATACTTAAAATAGGAGAGAGCGATGTTGAAGAAGAAGATGATGATTTTACCTCTATTAGCGCTAAGTACCGCAGCTCCCTCCAGTGAGTTAGATAACTTAGTTAACACGTCGTCTGCTCTTGTAGACCAAATTGATAGAGGTATTGCGTATGTTGGTGCTGCCACTGAGTATTCTCATCTTGGTACTTCTATGTCTGACGGCAGTGTTTCAGAGTCCGCGCATATTACCTCACAACAGATTCAAGCATACAATGATGCTCTTTCTAATATGGCTAGTTACATGCCTTATGGCGATGTCCGCGCTGTCCTAAACGAACGTGCTATGGACGAGCTAGAGCTTATGGATACGGCTATTAACACGTTTACTGAAGCAGTTGTGGAGATGGTGCAGGTTGTAGAAGTAGCTGAGCTGGCAGAGACAGCGGCTACCCCAGATGAAGAAGCTGCCGTACAAGAATTTGTGTCTAACAACCAAGAAGTGCTAACTATTAGTCAAGAAGAAGTCACTGAGTATAACCAGTCTATAGATGACATTGAGACCCATGCTAACAACGCTACGGCATTTATTGCGGTTGCCGAAAACACTGCGGCAGTAGATTTCCTACAGCAGGGTGCAGAGAATAACAATTCTACTGCGGAGCAAGCTACAGTTACGTATTCAGCTAACAACCAGTGGGTAAGCGTGCAGTGGTCGGGCACTAACAACGCTACAGCGGTATTTTTAAATGGTAATGATAACTTTGGTCTAGATGTATACGCTACACAAGCGGAAATATTAGTTGCAGGTCAAGAGTCTGAGTTTTACTTAACTGGCCCTACTGCACAAGGATATAACTGCTTTATGTACGGGGATTGTAATTATGAGCCTTGAGTCTAGCGAACTGACGATTGGTGGTCAGACGTTTAAAGGGGCTTGGATTGCTGTAGTATTAGCTATTGGCTCTACTATTGGTGGTGGGGTATGGACTGCAAGTAGTTTGTACTCTAGACTAGAGGCTGTAGAAGCCGTACAAATACCGAATATAGTGCCTTTAGAAGAAGAAGTATTGCTGATAAAGCAAGAATTAGAAGCTAATGATGTATCTAAGCTGCAGGGCAAACTAGCAGAATTAGGCACTAATTTAATAGTTATTAAAGACCAACAATCCGGTTTACTACTTATAAAACAACAAGTTACTGATGTAGAGAAGTCAGTAACAGAGATGCAAACTGTTGTCCAGAAAGCAGAGATTGTTGTTAAGGCGGTAGAGAACTTTGAAGGTGACATAAAGGTTTTAAAGCGTGAAATACAAGATTTGTGGGACGGTATGGACGAGTTATACAACCCCCTAAAGTGAGGTATATATGTTACAACATCTTATAGGCCCTATAGCTAATATAGCTGGGGGCTACCTAAAAAACAAAGCGGAAGAGAAACAAGCTAAACATCAAGCCAAAATGAAGGTCATTGAGAACGATGGTGACTGGGAAGCTAAAATGGCTGATGCTTCTGCACATAGCTGGAAAGACGAATTTTGGACTATTGTACTTTCAGTGCCCATCTTTATGATTGGGTATGCTATTGTGGCTAACGATACAACAGTTATAGATAGAGTACAGCAGGGTTTTGTGGCGCTAGCTGGATTGCCTGAGTGGTACCAATACTTGCTGTTTATAGCCATATCAAGTAGCTTTGGTGTTAAAGGTGTTTCTAAACTAATGAGTCTAAGAAAATGAGTTTAAAGTATTTTAAAGTAGAAGATTTTAACTGTCAGGAAACTGGTGAAAATGAGATGTGTCCTGACTTCTTACAGAAACTTGATGCACTGCGTGAGGTGTGTGGGTTTCCATTTATTGTAACTAGTGGGTACAGATCGCCTAAACATAGCATAGAAGCGGCAAAAATCTTTAGTGGCAAACCTGCAGGAACACATGCACAGGGTATTGCTGTTGACATTAAAGTAACGGGTGGTGCACAGCGTATGTCTATTATACGTAACGCTTCTATTATGGGCTTCAATGGTATTGGGGTTGCTAAAGGTTTTGTACATGTTGACACGCGAGAGACTACCCCAGTAGCTTGGAAGTACTAATATGCCACTTATAAAACTCCAGTTTGAGCCCGGGATTAACCGTGAGGTAACTAAGTATACCAACGAGCTTGGTTGGAATGACTGCGACAAGGTTCGTTTTCGTCAGGGCTACCCTGAGAAAATTGGCGGCTGGCAAAAAATAAGTGATAACACGTATCTGGGTGTTGCTCGTTCGTTGCATCAGTGGACAGATTTAGACTATGTTAAGTACACCGGAGTAGGGACTAACGTAAAGTTTTATATTGAATCTGGTGGAGATTACACGGACATAACTCCAATACGAGAAACAGCTAGCCTAACTAACCCTTTTACTACAAATACAACTGGCGGCACTGAAAAAGTAGTACTTGTAGCAGATGTTGGGCATGGGGCGCTTGCTGGAGACTACGTAACTTTTTCTGGTTCTGGTGCTGTGGGGGGAATACCTGCAGATAACTTAAACAAAGAACACGCCATAACCACAGTAGTTGACGCTAACTCCTATAAAATAACTGTGGCGACTTCAGCCACTAGCGTAGCCACTGCTGGGGGTAGCGTTACCGCTAAGTACCAGATAAACACAGGGCCGGGACAAGTCATACCTACTGATGGGTATAGTTCTAACTTTTTTGATGGTGGGGGTTGGAACCAAGGCAATGCGGGCTCAGAAAGTCTACGTACATATAACCAAGCTAATTTTGGTGAAGACTTGATATTTGGCCCTAGAGGGGGCGAGATGTTTTATTGGGATGCCACAAATGGACTTAGCACTAGAGGCGTTCCGGTAAAGAGTGTAAATAACGGTGCGGCTATATCTTTAGCCTCTAACCCTTTCACTACAGCTAGTGGGTCTAAAACCGTAACAGTAACCGATGCTACAGGACTTCGGGTATACGAAGTAGGACAACACGTAACTTTTCTTGGGATTTTAAGTACCATAGGTGGCGTTCCCGCAGCAGATTTTAATGACAGGTTTGAGATCCTAACAGTAGATTCTGGTGCTAATACTTATACAATCGCGGTCGCTACTGCAGCTAGTGGTACCGCTACTGGTGGAGGCACTCCCCAAGCCCAATATGAGTTATCTGCAAATGTACCTGTAGTCCAAGATATGTTAATGGTCTCTGACGCGAGTAGATTCGTATTTTGTTTTGGTACAAACCCATTTGATGTAATTACAAAAAACCCTATGTTAATTCGTTGGTCAGACCAAGAAGATATGTTTGATTGGCGACCACGTTCAACTAACCAAGCGGGAGACATAACGCTATCACAAGGCACAGAAATAATTTCCGCTATTCAGTCACGGCAAGAAATATTGGTTTTCACCGATTCTGCTGTGTACTCGTTACAGTATGTTGGAGCGCCAGTAGTGTGGGGTTCTCAGTTGGTTGGGTCGAACACGTCCATAGCTTCATCGAAGGCCGTTGCGTACGCCAACGGAGTCGCGTATTGGATGGGAATAGGGAAGTTTTATAAGTACGATGGTAACGTGCAACCTCTACAATGTGATGTGCGTAAGTATATATTTGACGACCTTAACGACGGGCAATATGGACAGGTGTTTGCTGGTACGGTTGAGGAGTTCCATGAAGTGTGGTGGTTTTATTGTTCCTCTGAGCAGAGTGTTCCAGATAAGTATGTAGTGTACAATTATTTAGAAGATGTATGGTACTATGGCACGCTTAGCCGATCTGCGTGGTTGGACTCTCCTATAAATAATCACCCTATAGCCGCTACCGGAAGTAATAACTTAGTTGAACACGAGAATGGTGTAGATGACGTAGAAGGAGCTACCACAGAAGGAATATCTGCGTTTATACAATCGGGGCAATTTGGTATAGAGTCGGGCAATAGTTTTAGTTTTGTGGACAAAGTAATCCCCGACGTATCTTTTTTGGGCACTACAGCGGGTTCTGCGAATGTAACTTTTACTTTAAATGCTTCCAGTGAGCCGGGTTCTGGGGACAATGCACCGTTATCTGAGGGTGGAAACTCTGCGGGAACCTCTACATCTCAATCTAATGTAGACTTATACACCGATAAACTTGATATAAGAGTGCGGGGTAGGCAAATGTCGTTGAGGGTAGCAAACAATGATACCACGGGGGTTACGTGGCAGTTGGGTACCCCTAGACTAAACATACGCCCTGATGGTAGACGAGGTAGCTAATGGCTACAAAAATAAGAGACTCGCAAAAGATATTTCATGCCCCCGCGTTGCCGAATCCGCCAGCAGAGTACAATATGCAGTGGCAGAGTCAGCATAATGCCGTACTTAGGTATTACTTTGCAAACTTAGACGGTGCAGTAGCGCAAGCGTTACAATTTGATACCAGTGACATAATTGATGGTTCTATACCTAATAGTAAGTTAGAAAACTCTACAGTGTCTTTTGGTGGTGTTACGTTAGCACTAGGTGAGTCTGATGCTACACCAGCGTTTAACCTGTCAGCTGCTACTGGGTATCCTACATCTAGCCTTGTAGGTACTATTACAAACGCGCAACTAGCTGGGAGTATAGCAAATGCAAAATTATCTAATTCCACTGTCTCTTATGGTGGTGTTCAACTGTCTCTTGGGGGCACAGATGCTACCCCTGCATTCAATTTAAGTGATGCTACGGCATACCCTGCAGGTGCTTTGACAGGCGAGATAGCCACAGCACAAATAGAGGATGACGCTGTAACAGATGCAAAACTTGCAAATGCGATAAACTCTGCTATTTCAGCCAACTCAGCTAAAGTAACTAATGCTACTCACTCAGGAGAAGTTACAGGAGCTACAGCCTTAACGATTGCAGACGGTGCTGTAGTTACAGACAGGATAGCCGATGACGCTGTAACTTCTGCAAAAATAACAGGGCCGTTTAGTAGCAAGCATACTTTCAGCAATAATTTCTCTCAGACTATAAGCACTACGGCGGCAGTTACTGTACTTACTTTTTCTATACCGGCACCTGCAGGAGGCGTTGAAGCTACCCAATCGTTATCTGCATCAATACAGGTTAGGTTTTATAACAGTAGTAGTAGTGCGGTTAAAGAAAATCATCAGTGGAAAGTTCTTACGCAAATGAAGTCAAAAACTGTGGGCGGGACTTCTTTAGGCACAGCAACTTTTGTGTCTAGTCCGAGTTCTTACCACGCGTGGTATACGGTTAGTGGCGATAAAACATCTATAATTTGTAGTAACCGTGGTAATTTTGCAACTAGTGTTACGGGCGCAAACGCAGGTTCTCTGGTAGCGGTTTACTATGATTTCGCAAGCGACAAAACTTTCTTTAGGGTAGTAAAGTTTCCAGATGCTACTACAGTATATAATGGGGTAGAAGTGTTTTATAGCCCCACCGCTTTTGTTAGTCCCGGCACTTATGTGTCTAACCAAGGGTTTAATAATCAATACCTTACGATAGGGTCTACCACAGCATACCAAACTGTAGAGCTTCCATTGATGGCTACTTTTGGTAGGTCAACAACCGCTACTGACCTTAGAATACAATTTGACCATGTTTCTAGTACAACTAATTTAAGCACGGCGGTAACTGGGCTATATGGGCATGTGGAGAACACAGTATGATACAAGTAGGATACACGAAATTAGTGGATAATGAGCCTGTAGATGTAGTAGACTCTACCATTGAAGATGATATGCCTACAGCGAATGCTGCTATGGCTACACTTCAAACTTCGTTATCTGGAAGGACTGATATAGATACCCTATTCATACAGCAGTATGTTGGGGAAGA